TATGTATCCAGATTTTCAAATCCATTACATACTTTCTCAAGATCTGGGCCTGTTGTTCATGCCAATAGTCACCCGTATCCATCCAGATACGGGTGTGATTATCTATTGCTTTGAGAATTTGATGTATCGGAGCATTCCAACACTCCCTCTTTGGAGTGTTCCACTCTCGCGGCATAATACCTCATGATTTACTTTTTCTTTCCGCCGTTCTTTGCTTTTTTAGCAGTAGCGTTTCCTTGATTCTGTTTGGAGTTCTTTTGGCCTCCAGCAGAACCTTTCTTACCTTTGTTTGCAGATTTGCTCATCAGGCTCCTGTGCGAGGTTGAACGAATCCTTCCTCTAGTGCTTCAACTCTTTCTTCAAGACTTGCAGCGGGTGCTTCTGCTACTGGAGCGGGTGGTTCTGGTGGAGCTTCAACCACCACTTCTTCTCTAGGTGCTTCTTCTTTCTTTTCTTCCTCATCACCACCTTTCTTCATGGTATTAATTCCAAAAGTAGCAGCAGAGGCAGTAAAGACGGTCGCAATGAAAGTTGGATCCATCTTAGAGAGCATACCAGCATATGATGCAGTCAAAAGAGCGGCAGACCAACTCAGAATAGCAATACGAATCACTTGTCCCATAGCTTTTTCCTTTGTGTTTCCCATCAGTCCGTGTGATTGATGTCCTTGCTATTTAGGTTTTTAGAATCTAAATTTAACTTTTCCTGCAACAGAATTGGTAGTTACACCATCTGCGACTCCATAAGAACCTTCAATAAAGAGGACTTCTTTATAGTCTAAAGATCCTGTAACGCCATAAGAATTGTCAGTGCCATAAGAACCATCAACAGAGATACCAAAAACATCTTTCTTCTTGCCTCCAAATCTAGTTTCTAGTTTGAGACCTACTTCTCCAACATGTGTGGTTTGATTAAATGCATCAACTGATCTTGCAGATTCTGGTGAACCTGTTTCGGAATATGCATTTCTCTTTACATTAGAAATAGTATAACCTACAAATGGTTTGAACCATCCAGAGTTATTTACATACAATCTGTTATGAACCCACCATTGTTGACCATCTGTTTTACCCCAGTTTCCAAACTGATACTCAAGTGTTCTGGCATAATCATATTGATCTTGGGACCATCCAGCATTGGTTACTAATGCAAGATCTCGACCATGGAAACTATTAAACACACCAACATGTTGTCTCTTAAGATGTGAGATACTATCTACACCCAACATTTCGGTATAGAGATCATTATATTGCGCTCCAGCAGTCCATCCTTTTGTTAGATCATATTCAAATCCACCACCGATTATTGTTGATGATGCATTATATCCATCAGCATTATAAGATTGTGCAAATCTAGTATTCTCAAATACTCTAAATCTCTTCTTATGATTAGTGATTGGTTCGTGATCTAAGAGACCATTAAGAGAGCCACTAATTCCATCAAGAACTTCTAGTTGATCTACACGACCATAAAGATCTCTATAAGTATGATATTCATCATATCGTGAAGAAGTTACATAAGTATCTACAGGAGTGCCGTTAGTAACAGTAACATTTCCATTTGAATCAGTTGTCGTTGTAACTGGTGTTGTGGTTACTGTTGTGAGTAATGGAGTTGTAACACCAGTTTTTACATGAACATTTATTTTTTGTTTACCGCCACCTTCAGTTGATGTAAATGTAGGAGTGTTGGTAATTGTTGGAGCACCAGAAGAAGCAGTTGCATAAGAAACCGATGGAGCAATTGTTGAAGTATAATTCAGAACTGATCCAGTCACTTGTGAAGTTGGTGTTCCATTTGATGAAGATGTTGTTACAACTGGAGTTCCATTTGTAACCACTGTAGAACCATCACTATAAGTATCAGTAGTAACTGGTGTTGTTGTGGTTGTTGTGGTTGTAACTGGAGTTGTGACTACAACAGTATCAGTATAATTTTGAACAGTTCCATATCCATTTCCATCAAGATTACTTACACTATAAGTAACTTGTGCAGTTGAAGTAGTGTTTGAATTAGATGTAGATGTTGTGACTTGGTTTGTTGTGGATGTTGATACAACAGTTGGTGCTGAACTTCCAGTATTGCCATTTGTTGCGGCAGATCCATTACCACTAGAACTGATTGTTCCACCAACAGTACCAGCAACGATTCCACCAATAATATCGTCAAGGGCTTGAACATTCTGTTGTTGTGCAGATGTTCCACCAACTACAAATCGTGTTGAATCCAACCAGTTAATATCCGAAACAGTAATGATTGTACCAGTAACTCCAGAACCAAGAGCACCAGCACGACCAATCCAACTCATTGCCTGAGTTCTACCTTGAGAGTCTTGGAATAAAGGAATACCTTGACTATTTACGATTCCAGAAACTGCGGCAAAGTTAATTGTAATTCCTTGAGTAATATAGGTTGAATTAACCCAAGCAGAAACATCAGACGCATTTCCGATTGCACCAATTGTAGTATTACCGCCACCTAAAGCAGTAACAAGTGATGCGATTGAATTATTACGAGTTGCAAATCCAGAGTGCTCTGTTGTAAAATAAGCAAATCCACCATTTGTGATGAAGTTGCTATAAAGTGTTTGTTCTGAACTAGTAAGTGCTGGACTATATCTCAAATCCCACAATTGTTGATATCCTGCAAGAGATGTAGGAATTGATGTAGATGATGTTGTTGTATGTCCTTTTGCTTGCAATCTATTAATTACATTTTGAGTAACAGTGTTATATCCTACATCAATAACAAATACATTATCTGCAAGTGCTGCTGTGGGCACTCCAAAAAGAAGTGCGAACGCTGCAGCCAGCGTCCTTCCTTGGTAAGACATATAAAAGTCCTCTATGACTTAGTGTGTACTAAACAAAACAGACCGAAGTGTGTTTAAAAAGTAAAGTATTCACCAAGTCCAGAGGACTCGGGTATGTAGATTCAGATCAGTTAAGATCAAGAATCAGTAATGATTGTAACTATTTATCCCTTTTTCCAGGCTTCACCCTCTGCCTTACGGCGTCTTGCAAGACCCGCTTCTACATTAGAACCAGGATTGCGGTAGAGATAAAGAGCATCAGGAACTAAATCCCACTCTTTATTCTTCAGGCGTTTAGTAATAGTATTAAAGTTATCGCCACCGTAAAAACCGGCACCAAGATTATAAGCAAAGCTGAGCAAAGCTCCTCTTTTTCCATCTGACATTTCACTCCAATGTGGGATTTTGCGTAATGAAGGAAGAAACTGATTCTTGCACTGAGTAATCAGTAACTCATCAGCTTCTGCTTGTGTGATTGTGTCACCCATTTTGAATGGAGAACCATCCTTCTTGCGAGTGGAACCCCAGCCGATTGTGATGGGAAGATTGCCAGTGAGAGGATCTGGATAAGCCTTTAAATGACATCCTTCAAACTCTTTGATCAATTTAATACCCATCATTGGGACATCATCACCATCAGTTACTGGAGCTGCAGCAGCGGCAGGGGCTGGTGCAGCACTAGTCTTTTTTCCGCGATAAATCTCTGCCCATTCTACATTATCACCAAGATATTCAACGGGGAGATTATCTTCTAACCATTGTACTGCTTTCACATGGTTAGGATTTCTTTCATCATAGAATTGAAAGAAGTTGTGTAGATCGATTCTTGCCATTGTAGTGCCTCCTATCAGTCGAAAATTCTACCCCAACCATCGTTGCCACCTGGGCACCAACGATGCTTAAGCATTGCTTTTGTATAAATGGTCTTCTTACCATTTGTTACTGGACCAGTATAGTTATCATTGCATGAACCATATGGATCATTGACAAAATAACCTTTACCATCTGGAGTCTTACCAATTACAACACACATGTGCCCACCAGTAGGTGCAGATAGAGGACCACGGTGAAGGATACCAATAACGACAGGTTTCCCAGCATCAAGACTCTTATCAATATCATTAAAAGAAAGATTGTAACTAAAGTGTGACTTAACTCCATAAGCTGCCAGAACTTTTGTCTGTACCGCATGGTCAGTCGTATCACCAATCTCAAATACTTTCTTGACATATTCATCATCACCTTTAATGCTTCCTGGTTTGAGGAAAGCAAGGCACATAGCACATGACGAACTGTTGCAAGTTCTATGTGCATCTCTGTAGTTATCTACTTGGTTGAAATATGGGACTGCGAGAACTTCTGGAGTTGGTGGTTTTGTTCTGAAAATACCGATCCAGTCAGTCTCTGCATCATCTAGGAATTTTTCGGGAAGTTTATCTTCCAACCACTGAACAGC